TGCGCGTCGTTGGCAGCAACGCCGCCTGAGCCCCTCGGTCCCGACGCCTGTTACCAACTACTTCCGGGCTACTCTGGATACCGTGAAGTCGGCCATTGCTCAGCACACGCCCCGCTACATTGGCGTCCCCACCCGGGACGACTCTCGGGCGGTGGCTGCGGCTGCGGCAACCGATGCTCAGCTTGGCATTGTCCTGAAAGAGGGCGGTTTCGAGAAGGCACGGGCTCACATGCTCGACTGGCTTCTTCTCACCGGCAACAGCTTCCAGGAAGTGGTGTGGGATAACTCAGACGAGACTGGCGAGGAGGCTATCGCCAAGGAAGTCTGCACCGATTGTGGTTCGGTCTACTCAGCCCAAAAGCTGGACCCTAACCAGCCCCAGTGCCCCAAGTGCGGTGGCATGCTGGCTGAGTCGCCTGACCAGATCGAGTGGGTGCCTCGGGGCGAAATCCGCTTCGATTCCATTTCCCCGTTCGAAGTCTATCTAGACCCGGTTATTGAAGACCTGGAAGATCAGCCCTTCATTATGATCTGCCAGTCCTTCACCGAGGAACAGGTGGAGCAGATTTGGGGCTATCGTATCGAGGGGGGCCAGAACACCGCCTCCCAGGACTCGGGCATGGTCCACAAGGAGTCTATTGCAAATATTACTCCTGGCATTGCTTCCGGTTCTCCGTATGTTGGCCTGGCTGGCGATATGCTCTCGAAGCGAGTCGTCGTCTTCAGAGCGTACATAAAGAAGCATAAAGAGTATCCGAAGGGCGCGTACATCGCGATGACTTCGGACGGCAAGCTTCTTGAGAAGAAGACCCCGTATCCGTGGCGCAACCGTGGCGGCTCAGGGCGTAAGTTTTACCCCCTCATCCACTACAAGTTTGGTACCGTTGGCGGTCGGGCGTGGGGCTATTCCCCCGCTGACGACATGCTCCCGAAGCAGTATCAGCTTAATAAGGCTGAATCCATGCTGACCATGATTATGGCGCGCATGGCAAACCCGGTGTGGCTCATTCCGGCCAACACCAACCCCTCACGCATTAGTGGTGAGATTGGCGTCCAGATTGAGTATACACCCGTCGGCGGAGCGGCTCCTACGCGTCTTCCCGGTGCTGAAGCGCCCCAGTCTTTGGTTAAGTATATTACTGATATTAAGCAGTCCTTTGATGAGCTATCGGGTGCTTTTGCTGCTGTTCGTGGTCGGAGTATGGGGAGTCGTACTCCGGTGGGAACCGTGCAATCGCTTACAGAACGCGGCTTCGGCCGTTGGGCTACCGTGTTTGCTGGCCTCGAAGCCGGGTACCAAGAACTCGCCACCAAGGCTCTTGAAGTGTGGCGTCAGAATGCTCATACGCCCCGCGTTATGGCGG